CTCGGATAAGCTGTACCTTTAGTGAAAGGGATCCAACGATTAAGATTACTCTTAGTTATATTAACTGAGGGTAAGCCTTTAACTGGTGGATCGAGTCCTCGAACTTATCTACAATGCTGTTAGAATGGATATACAATAGTTCTGTTTTCTTATTGAGATAAACAGCACGATCAGTGGTAGGAATTTTGAGATTCTTTAATAAAGGATCCCAGTTCCCTCCACGAATCGTATCTATTATATATGCCTCTCTTTGAGCACGTAGATAATCTTCACTGATAATTCCCCATACATGTGTATGAGGAACAGATTCAGGAAGATCTACAGAATCTAGGAATCTTTCATCCAACATAAGTGAAGTAAGTTGCATAGTGAAAATCTCGGCCATTTGGCCTAGACCATCGGTATACTTCTTGCTATTACATATGTTTTCATTGGAGTCCACAAAAGTTAACATGATTGAATTAATTAAGACATTCATTGTCTTTTCTTCATTCAATCTGTTAGCGACTGCAGGTGAAATCTTTTCCACAAAAGGAATTAATTCCAGTGCCGAAGCTTTCTTCTGAAGGATGGATACAATTATCCATGACTTTTCAAACATTGTTTTCCACTTTGTCCTAAGACGTCGTGGAAAACCACGTAAGGAAAGTAACTCCTCGAAAGATTCCCTACACTCTAAAGTAGAAAACCACCCCTTGCTACAAGCATTGTCCATAACCTGAATCTGACCGGTAATCCGGTTGCGTTCAGACCATAGACCACTTATAGGAAAGGGACTAATATCTTCATTATTCCAGTGAAGTCGCTTGGCGAATTCAAAGAAATATGGTGAGACATGAGTTTTCTCCTTTGACCAATGAATTCCAAGGGTCCTGATTAGACGACAGTATTCTCTTGCAACTAGGTGGTGACCTATCACTAGATCATCACCTAACATTGCATAAGGTAATGTCTTCCAATCGATACCCTTGTTCTTACACGCTTTCCACACCACAAAATGGTGGGAAAGGGTTGTAGAATTCCAGGAACTATAAGCACCCATCGGATTACCTACTGAATAACTTATTGTTTCATTATTCAGAGTAAACTCTTGGGTCATTATTCGCTTCCAAGAATCGGCCTTCTCAGGCCCGATTCTTGATGCTAATAAATCTCTGTTAACACGTATCGGAAACCGATCCGTGAAAGCAGTGAGATCTATACTATAATAAATCTCACTACCCTTCAGAGAGCTCATAAATCCTGCTTGATCAAAGGTAAAATCCTGGGGAATCTTCTTTAATGCCTTAAACAAATAATTGTGTAAGGGTATTAAAGCAGTCTGTGAGTAGTAATCGAAAATTGCTACTTCACGTGTCTTCCCTTCCTTATCAGAGAAGGCTATCAGTTTCCTGATTAGCCTTCCTGTCATAGGAAAGAAGTGTACTAGGAAATTTTTATACTTAAGAGTTATATTAATATATCTCTGAAGTTTAGGACCTCCTAATGTAAGAAGATCCTTAATCAGATCTTCTTTCATAAGAAATAAGTCGTTTAATGAGAACATTAATGCTTGTCCGTTAGGGCCAGCATTTGATGTCTTATGAAACCTCCTAAATCTTATACTCTTTTCAGGTTTTAACTTTATCGAATACCCTAAGGCCTTCCAGAAAGAATCAAAATCTTTCTCAATAAAAGGGTACTCCCTCATTTCCGAGGGGCCCTTGATTGAGTCAAACGATGGTTCAGCTGGAAGTCTAAAGGCTCTAGATATTGAGTAAATTGTTAAAAGTAGCTTCATAGAAGGTACAGTAAACTCTTTACTTAGTACTATTGCTTTTAGATCTTTAGGTATCCGATGGAGTTCAGAGGAGAAGTCAAACTTATTCGTTGTACTTAGTAAGTACAGGAGTAAGGCTCTTCGTTCTTTACAGAAACGAATAGCTTCTCGAGGTCCTCTTGACGTAAAAATCTTGAAGATCTTGAGAATTTGACCCTTAAATAAAGGTGACAGCTTGGTACCGGGTATTACCCGGTTCTCAAGCCACTTTACAATGGATTGAGAGAATTTAAGGTAATCCTTGATTTTCTTCATTCATTGTAAAGTAGGTTGTTTTCTATCACTCTTGGAGTGACAGCACAAGTTACCAAATCTTGTGTTGTATCCATTTGGATAAACCAAATTTGGACCTCGGTAATACCGAGGCATCTC